TTCATAATACCACCGTAGTCGTTCTTCTTATTAAGTTCGATTACGTCATTTATAGTGGCTGCGTACTCATTCCTTGCATCGTCACGCATTCTTGTGTGAATCTTAGAGTCATCGTAAGCGACATTCTTGAGTATATCCTGAAACTCTTTTTGCTTTTTCTTTCTCTCCGCAGCCTGCGTCTGTGCAAATTGTAGGTTATCCCTCATCATCTGACGATACGGGGTCATATCGACCTCGAAATTCAGTGCTATACCTGTAGTTAGTGGATTACCGAAAGCTCCTCCGTTTGCCATGTTGTTTTAGTTAAAATATAAACTGAAATGGTGAGCCTCCAAATGTCTCCAATGGCGCACCAGCAAAAGATTGATCCACTCCTTGATTCTCCAATGGAAGTCCTTGATTCCCATACACAGGGAGATTAGTTGGTGTCGTGGCTGGTGCAGCTGGAGCAAAACTCATTGGAGAAGAAACATTACCCAACGGTGCTTGACCTGTAATTGGATTTGCATTTACAGAAGGAGAGAATACACTTGGGGCTGGTTGTTCAGCGGCAGGTAAAAACGGTGCGCCTGACCCCTCGAAAGTTCCAGGAAGCCCAACGCCTGGAGCCGTGGCTGAACTTGGAATGCCCATACCACCACCTGTAGTAGTAGCAGGAGTGGTGGTAGCAGGAGTTCCTGTATTTATATTTATTGTGTCTCCAGAACCAGCGTATGCCTCTGCAAGTTTTGCTGTGTTTGCAGCTTGAGCAGCCATTCCAAAAGCCCCTGTTAAGTTTTTCATTCCCGAAGCGGCAGCCTGACCGAGTGCTGTTCTTTGCTGTTGTAGCATTTGATTGAACGATGAAGTCTCTCTGTCTTGAATGGCTTGCATCTGTCCTGCAATACCTGCATACATTTGCTCTCCTCTTCTACGTTCAGCCTCGCTCTGTGCAGAGAACTGATTCATAGCGTCTATATTAAAAAGACCAGAAATACCAGCTCCAGACAATCCGAGATTTCTCATGGATCTCTCAGCGGCACTCGTTCTACGAGCCATTCCTTGTTCAAACAACGCTCTTTCTGCCTGAGACATTCCTTGTTCGGATCTTCTTTCAGCCATCTCCTCTGCTCTCTTCATTTGAGGAGTAGCCTCAAATTTACGAGCTTCAGGAAGTTTTTTTGCTGCTGCTGCTGATGCGGCTATTTGAGCTATGCCAGTAATTCCAGATGTTACTGCGCCAATCCACGCCATGCTTATGAAGTTTAGTTATATACTAACCTCAAAGATACGAAAAACAACGCACACTCTATGACTGAGTTCTCCTAAGTCTTTGTCTTACCTTGACTACTAAGTTGTTTAGCTTGTTGTAAGCACCGTTGAAGAACTTGAACTTGACTCTCATGTAAGAACCTACAAGTGATTCCGTGTCATCGTTAGGGTCACCTGTCTGACTTGTAAGTATGTCGTTCTTAATAGGTGTTCTCCACGCATCATCTTCAGGGTCAAAGTCAGCAGAAACTAAGAATGATTCATGGTCTTTTGTCTTTAATTCTATTCTGTCAGGAACATTGTCGGACAGTGCTTGGATAGCCACGAACTTTTTAGACTGATCAGGAAACGGATTCACAACGCCCTCAAGGAAAGGCTCTGACTCTTTCCATACACCCTCGTAATCGTACCACTTGTCGTAACCATATCTATGTTCGTAAATCTCACTTCTTTCTGTTGGGTGAGAACTTAGGAATTTATTCTTCCACTTCAGATATGTCTTTGGAAGATGTGAGTAGAATGTACTGAAACCGTTTGACAATTCATTGAATGCAAGCGTGAATACGGTGTAGTATTTGGGGTCATCTTTATCAGCTAATCTCCAATATGTCTCCCAATCGCTTCCAACTCCAGGCTCTGATTGTGGTATGGGGAAATGATTTGATAGAGAGATATATACGTCAGGAACACCGTCAAATGGATAGTTCCCAAATGTAGAACCTGTAACCGTGTCTCCTTCTGAATATAATTCGTTTGACGGAATTGTACCCCAAGCACCTTTACTTGCTCTAACACCTATGAATGTCCAAATAGCTTCTTTGAACCTATCGTCCCATACACTTCTGATTCCGTAGTTCAATGCAGGAGTATATTGATTTTCAGTCC